ATGTGCGGGTAGGGTACACCCGACTATCGCATGCCTGGGACAGGAGACCAAATATGGCACCGACTTATGATTTATACGACAACGAGCGGCCGCTAATCAAGGCGGCACTTGACGTTGCAGCTTCAGGGCTGCCTGTTTTTCCGACTAGCGACAAGGTCCCCGCCTGGTCCAACGCAGAGCTTGGGGTGGGCACCGGACAGGGCGGATATAAGATAGCTACGACCGACCCGGATCGGGTGGTCGAGCTGTTCTCGCACCCCAGGGCCAAGGAGATCGCGGTACCTATGGGCGAGATGTCGGGGCTGATGTGCGTCGATGTCGACTTGCACAAGGGCCCGCAGGTCCAGCAGTGGCTCGATGAAAACCACCGATGGCTGATGGAGACGCGGTCGCACTCGACACGGTCGAGGGGCTTGCACTTTATCTTTCGCCACGCCGACGGCATCCGCTTCCCCGCTCAGCTCGCCGATGGCGTCGATGTAAAGGCCGGCGGCACAGGCTACATCTGCTGGCCAGGCACGCCAGGCTATGAAGTGTTTGGCGACGTTCCGGTCTCGAAATTTCCGCTCGATGTGTTGCGCGCAATTATGGTGAAGAAGGGCGGCACAGGAGACCTGACGTCTACGTCGTGGAACAATGCGACCGACGACGAGCTGATTGATCGCATTCGCACTGCAGAGGATCTGTACCCGGCGCTGCGCACCCTGTCGATGAGGTTGACGGAGCGGCGCAAGGACGGCAGACCGCTGTCCCGCGACGATCAGGTGGCCCTGCTGAAGGCGCTGATGGATGCGTCGGAGGCGGTAGATCCGGCTCATCGACGACACGATGACTGGCTGGATCGGTACGGCAAGATAGAGAGCCTGGTGGACAGCGCTCTATCCAAGATGTCGGCAGACCTCGATGACGACGTGATTGAGGCGCTGCTGGCGGAGACCCCAATAATGGAGGTACCCCCGTCGCGCCCTATCGGGCCGCAGCGCGAGACGACGGCCGCAGATATCGAGGCTCGCGTTGCGGATGTTGATGAGATAGAGACCATCACGGTCGAGGGCCTGCACTTGGAAAAGCTGCCGGCCATCGATTGGCTGATTGAGGGAATGATCCCGGCCGGCGGCTTGACCTCGCTGGGCGGCACGTCGAACGTCGGCAAGACGCGGTGGCTGGCGTCTCTTGCTGTCACGCTGGCCGCCGGCTGCACTGAGCGAATAGGTCTGCCCAGGGCTGAGCGCTCAGAGCCCTCGCTCTGGATCGCGAACGAGGAGCACGTCTCCGACATCAAGAGGCGTCTGAAGGCCGCTGCCGTCGACTTGGGGCTGACCCACAGCCTTGGGGTCTCGGTGCGCGGCAAGACCGAAGGCATGATGCGACTGATCGCTCTGAATGAGGTAGGCACGCCTGAAATCGACGAGGACAATGTCGCTAAGATTGTGGGTTGGGTCCGGAAGACCGGCGCTCGGTTGGTGATCCTCGACCCCTACATCACGTTGTCCGACGCGATGGACGAGAACAGCGCCAACAGCGCTGCGATGCTGACCAAGGCGTTCCTGCTGATTACCTCTATGACCGGCGCTGCCGTTATGCACGCCCACCACACCCCGAAGGATCGGTCGAAGGATGCCGACTGGTACAGGGCGGACAGCAGCGCGTGGCGTGGATCAGGTGCCATCTACAGTGCGCTGGACTGTGGCTTCACGTTGGCCAACTGGATGCCTGCCGGCGGCAATGACCGTAGGGAGTGGCGCAGGAATACGCTGGAGCAGAACCTAGGGCGGTGGGTCGTGCTAGACACCGGCAAGATACGAGAGGGCAGCCCGCTGCAGCCCATTGTGTATGAGCTGCAGGGCTGTGAGCTTCCGGAGGGGTTCGAGATCGGCGTGTGTCATCTGAGCAGCAGGGAGGACGCGCTGAACTCGATGTCGGTGTCGGGCGGGGATGCCGTGCTGGCGCTGCACCTGGCCGAGCAGATCATCGGCATCTGCGGATATGGAGAGCACTCTGCGTCTGATGTGCATGATAGTCTGAGGGACGACGCTGGGTGGCCGAGCAGCGCAGACAGGATGCCGTCTGGCCTGATGGAGCGGCTGTACGACATGTTCCAGCAGCCGGTAAACACTAATGTCGGGGATGTGGTTTTGATTTTCGACGAGCGCAAAAAGACGACGGGGAGGTGGACTTTTAGATGCTCTCAGAACTGATATCAGCTTGCACGGTGACTGACGTGCAAGTTGGGCACTTGCACGCACTCAAACCCGCAGAAAACTGCGAAAAACTGCTTGCACGTGCAAGTTGGGCATGCAAGTGCGTGCAAGCTGGCTTAAATGATTGAAAATACTGGAAAAAACTTGCTTGCACGCTTGCACGCCCCTATAGGGGCTATGCTTTTGGCATGCAAGCCCCATTGGAGGCTTGCTTATGCCTAACAGAAACAAGAAACGAGGATATGAACTGGAGCGTGAGACCGTCCTGTTCTGGGAAGGTGCTGGCGCTGATGTCCGGAGAGTATTTGGGAGTGGCGCGTTCAAAGCGGCCGGCGAGGATCTGGAGGGCGACATCAAATTGGGTCCCTACACTGTCGAGGCAAAGCGGAAGAAGGCTGGCTTCAAGTTTCTGTACGATGCTCTCGATCAGGACGGCGCTGACTTGCTGGTTGTCAGGCAAGACAGATCCAGGCGACTTTATTTGTTGGAGGAGCAGACCTTGCTCGACTTGTTACGTCGAGCTGGGCTATTATCTCAGGTCTAAACTAGATGGTTTTAGACATGGCGACTAAAGACGGGAAGAAGACTGGCGGCCGACAAAAAGGCACGCCTAACAAGACGACGCGAGACATGAAGGCTGCTATCCTAGAAGCCTTTGAGAGGGCTGGTGGCGTGGACTATTTGCACGCTTTGGCCAACAGCGAGCCGCGCACCTTTGCCACATTGCTGGCTAAGGTGATGCCTAGCGAGAACATAAACGAGAACCGCAACATTGACGTAAACGCTTTGACCGAGCGGCTGCAGGCTGGCCGCGCTCGGGTTGCAAAGCTGCGCGTCGTAGGAGAGAACTGATGCCTGTTCACAAGACTACTAAGGGTGGGAAAGTCGCTTACAAATACGGCAAGTCGGGCAAGTCTTACACCGACAAGGGCAAGGCCGAGAAGCAGGGTCGCGCAATCGAGGCGTCGAAGAAGAGGCGGGTGAAGTATGGCTAAGCCTGGACTTTACGAAAACATCAGGCGCAAGCGTGCTCGCATCAAGGCGGGCAGCGGCGAGACTATGCGGAAGCCTGGCGAGGCTGGAGCTCCGACGGCCCAGGCGTTCAAGGATAGCGCGAAGACTGCCAAGAAGCGGCGGGTCAGGGTGAAAAATGGCTAAACCGGCGAAGGGCAAGGCCCGCGTCAAGATCACCGCGAGCGGCAAGAAGGTCAGCTACGGACAAGCCGGGCAGGCTAAGGGTGGCGGGCCGAGGGTCAAGCCGGGCACATCGAAGGGCGATGCCTACTGCGCTCGCAGCGCCGGCCAGATGAAGGATCACCCGAAGGCGGCGCGGGATCCTAATTCCCCGCTGCGCTTGTCGCGCAAGCGGTGGAAGTGCAAGGGTTCGAGGTCGGCAGCATGAACCAGGACGACTACGCCAGAGGCGGCCACCCCATGTCTCGCCCTGTTCCTCACCACTGGGGAGACCCTGTCCCTGGGTCTGGCAGGATGCGCATATGCCGCAAATGTGGCGCTAAAGAGCTGGCCACAAGTATCACGGTGGACCACCCGGACTACTCCTGCAGCGGTCTCGATCCCGTGGCGCATCCCCTCACTGAGGATGAGTATGAGCCTATCTGAGGAGCCTGATTCATCTTTTGCGAACTGGTTATACCTTCCGCTCATGTCGGTTGATCCCGACTTTATTTTCGACACATTTGGCACCAATGCTCAGTGGATCTCCGATGATTTGGGCAGTGTTTCTCCCGATGATTTGCGGATTTTGGTCTGGGAAGGCTCGACCAGGGCGGTGTTTATCTACTCTGTGGAGACCGGAAAAGCGATCCGGACAGACAGATCGGGTTGGCTTCCCTGTTCGATCCCCTGCATGGCCAGCGGAGAGTGTTGACGCCGATGTCTTCTGACGTTGATCTGGCTGACGCCATCGCCGAATTTTACGCCGACCCGCTAGGTCATGTGCTGTTCAGCTACCCGTGGAACGAGCTGCAGCTCGACGGCTTCGAGGGGCCCGACGACTGGGCACGCGGCTTCCTCACCGAGCTGGGTGAGGAGGTCAGGCGTCGAGGCTTTGACGGCAGGACGGCGGTCGACCCAATACAATTCTCGACGGCCAGCGGTCACGGCATCGGCAAATCTGCCCTGACCGCGTGGCTGATCCGATGGATCATGGACACCCGGCCGTTCAGCAAGGGCATCGTGACGGCGAACACGTCGGAGCAGCTTCGCACCAAGACGTGGGCCGAGCTGGCCAAGTGGCACCACCTGGGGATCACGAAGCACTGGTACCACCTGAACAGTGGCGGCGGGTCGATGAACATGTACCACCTCGATCACCGAGAGACGTGGAGGGTCGACGCCCAGACCTGCCGCGAGGAGAACAGCGAGGCGTTCGCTGGCCTGCACGCTGCCCAGGCTACGCCGTTCTACATCTTCGACGAGGCGTCCGCCGTGCCCGACAAGATCTTCGAGGTCCGGGAGGGAGGCTTGACCGACGGCGAGCCGATGACGTTTGACTTTGGCAACCCGACGCGGAACACGGGCCGGTTCTTCGAGAACATGCAGGGCAGGTTCAGGCACCGCTACACCCGACGCCACATCGACAGCCGAGACGTGAAGATCACCAACAAGCGGCTGTTCGACGAGTGGATCAAGGATTACGGCATCGACAGCGACTTCGTGAAGGTCCGCGTGCTGGGACAGTTCCCGTCGGCCGGCGAGCTGCAGCTCATCCCGACGGCAGACGTGCGCCGCTGCATCGATCTGGAGGTGGCTGTGCAGCCGCACGATCCGCTGGTCATGGGGGTCGATGTGGCTCGCTTCGGCAGCGACCAGAGCGTGATCTACCTACGCCAGGGTCGAGATGCCGAGAGCCGTGGTATTCACACTTTCCGAGGTGTGGATACTATGACGCTGGCCTCGAAGATAGCCGAGCTAGCCGGGCAGCTAGCCCCAGACGCCATCTTTATCGACGGCGGCGGCGTGGGCGGCGGTGTTGTCGACCGATGTCGGCAGTTGGGGCTCGACGTGATCGAGGTGAACTTCGGCAGCCGGGCTACCCAGGCTGGTTATGCCAACCTGCGCGCCCAGATGTGGGGCAACTTGCGAGATGCCATCAAGGACGGCATCCGACTGCCCGACAATCCCGACCTGGTCAGCGACCTGACTGGCTTGGAGTATGGATACACGCTGCGCAACGAGCTGAAGCTGGAGAGTAAGGAGGATGCCAAGAAGCGAGGCTTGCCCTCCCCGGACTTAGCAGACGCCCTGGCGCTTACTTACGTTTTCCCTGTCTACCCCTCCCGGATGGGGTTTCAGGGCACTCAGCAGGCTACTACGGCTGATTACGACCCCTTCTCAGCGCGCGTCAATTAGTGTATACGTTTACTCAGGATTTTTAGTATGGATGGGATTGTCATATTCTCCAGTGCCAATAGCCACCCTCTAGCGTTTCTTTTAAACCGCTCGTTCCGGCACGTGTGGTGTGCTTTGCGCGACGAGGATCGCGGTGTTTGGGTGAGTTGCAATTGGCACCACGGTGTCCCGGTCATACAGGTTGAGGCAGGTTGTGACTTTGATTTGGCTGCGTACTACGAGGAGAGGGGCTACACGGTGATCGCCATGCAGCGAGGAGAGGATCCGCCTAACACCCCTGTGGTGCTGAATAATTGCGTGGGTTACGTCAAGGTGGCTATGGCCATCAGGAGCTGGGCCCTCACACCGTACCGACTATACCGACACCTGACTAAGGAGTTGACTACATGAAGAGGCTGTTCATCATCCCCGGATTTGGTGGGGGTTCCGCCCCGTCACCGCCCCCTCCACCGCCACCGCCTCCGCCTCCTCCCCGGAAGGCAGACGCCGCTGTGCAGGCTGCCCGCGATGACGAAGTACGTCGCCAGAAGCAACGGGCCGGCATGGGTGGCACCGTGAAGACTAGCGCCCTGGGCGTCACGGATGCTGCGGCCACAACCAGCAAGACCCTGTTGAATAACTGATATGGCGTACATGAACTCAAAAGACGCCGGCGGATCGCTGATGAGCGATCCCTTCGCCGAGGAAGATGAATATCTCCCGAAGCTGTACTTGCAGGCTGAGCAGATCGCAGCTCTGGGAGACGTTGGCGATGTCGGCGACACGCGCGAGATCCACTGCAAGGTGCGAGTTGCGTCTATCTCCAAGGGGCAAGACGGCACGAACGCCACCCTGGAGGTTATCGAAATGGAGTTTATGGAGGATGACAGCGAGCAGGGCGCTGCCGCTGATCGCATGTATCCTACCATGAGGGCCTGATATGCCTCTGCCTAGTGTTGATAATCTACACACGACGATCCCGCTGAAGGGTAAGAAGTCGGCGCTCTATCGCCGCTACGTGAAACTGGAGAACGATAGATCGTCGTTCCGTTCTCACTGGATGGAGATCAGCGACTACATTGCCCCGAGGCGGGGTAGGTATCTGATCGAAGGTCAGAACAGCCGGGGCCGCAAGCGGACCACCAAGATTATCGATAGTACAGGCACCCAGGCCCTGCGGGTTATGGCGGCCGGTTTGATGTCGGGTATGACATCTCCGGCTCGACCCTGGCACCGGCGCAAGGTTCGAGACGACTTGATGGATAACGGCGAGGTCCGCCAGTGGCTGGCTCAGGTCGAGATGGTCGAGCGGTCCATTCTGCATAAGTCAAACTTCTACAATTCGATTTACACTGTTTACACAGAGCTTGGCGCGTTTGGTACGGCTCCCCTTTACCGGCAGCCGTCGTTTGACGACGTGATCCGGTTCCGGCCGTTCACCGTCGGGGAGTACGTCATCGCCGAGAACGACCAGGGCGTTGTCGACACCCTGGGGCGGCACTTCACGATGACCGTCGGGCAGATCGTGCAGAAGTTTGTTCACGATGAAGCGACCGGCAAGATGGACTGGACGGGGGTCAGTAAGGCTACCCGCCGCCTATGGGATCAAAGTAATTACGACGAGTTGGTGGAGATCCTACACCTGATTGAGCCGCGCCTAATGGGTGACCGGGACGCCAGTAAGAAAGACGCCCTGAACATGCCGTTCAAGAGCTGCTACTTCGAGCTGGCCTCGGAGAGCGACGAGCTGTTGATGGAAAGCGGCTACCGCAAGTTTCCTGCCTACGTGCCGCGCTGGGATGTTCTCAGCGGCGACGTGTACGGACGTTGTCCGGGAATGGATACGCTGGGCGACATTAAGCAGTTGCAGCACCAACAAAAGCGCAAGGCCCAGGCCATCGACAAGATGGTTAATCCGCCTATGGTCGCACCTACTAGCCTAAAGGGTAAGCCGTCTACCGTGCTTCCTGGGCAGACGACATATGTGGACCCGATGCAGGGCGGTCAGGGTTTTGTCCCGGCTTATCAGGTGCAACCGCGCATCTCGGAGCTGCAGGCCGATATTGCGGAAGTCCAGAACCGGATTCAGCGGGGCTTCTACGCTGACCTGTTCGCCATGATGATTAACTCCGACCGCCGGCAGATGACTGCTACCGAGGTGGTCGAGCGTCACGAAGAGAAACTTGTGCTGCTGGGCCCTGTGCTTCAAAGGATCAATGTTGAGCTTTTGGATCCTCTGCTCGATGACGTCTTCGAGTATGCCTTAGAGGCGGGTCTCCTCCCTGATCCTCCAGAGGCTTTAGAGGGTGAGGACATGGAGGTTGAGTATATCTCCTTGCTCGCGCAGGCCCAGCAGGCCGTTGCTGCTTCCAGCCTTGAAAGGGTTATGGGCTTTGCCGGCAACCTCGTTGCTGTGTTCCCGAACATCGTGGACGGCATCGATAGTGACGCGGCGCTGCGCCAATACGCCAGTATCTTGGGCACCAGCCCCGATGTCATTATGTCTCAGGAAGATGTCACGCAAGTTCGCGAGCAGAGAAAACAAGCTGAACTGGCTGTTCACCAGCGTGAAGAGGCGGCGAAGCTGGCTCAGTCGGCTAAGGTGCTATCTGAGACCGACACGCAAAATCCCAACGCACTCACTGACCTTCTGGGTACCGGAGCCAGTGTTGTATGACGTATGACGCCAGTGACCCCAAAGCTATATCCGATGCTCAGAAGGCTGAGAACGACGCAGAGAAGGATATGGACTTCATTACCTCTCAGCCCAGGGGCCGCCGCTGGTTGTACCGCCTGATCTTTGAGTCGGGTCACATGGCCTCGCAGAGTTATGTTCCTGCCAGCTTTGATGCTACTGCGTTCAATGAGGGTGCTCGGTCCATTGGTCGCGTAATCCACGAACAGCTCCGGATTAACAATCCGAAGGCGTATATGCAGATGCTGGAGGAAAACCACTTCGATGGTTAACCCGACGTACATATACCCCCCGGCGACGGAGCCAGGACCATTCAACCTGAATCGACATGCTCGCGTCTCTCTGCACGAGAGGAGCGACGGCACGTTCGTGAACGCTGCTCCGGGGTCCCCACTCCCGGTATCCGAGCAGCTAGCCAGCGCGGCCATCGCTGACGACTTAGTGGCTGGCACGAAGTCTATTTACAAGTTCGGCTTTAACCCTGACATCAACGGAGCCGAGGAGACGGTGTGGTCTAATGGGGGCATCTATGTTTACCCAACCACCGCCGCCCGCATGTATGTCAACAGCACTTCCTCCAACGACACGGCCGGCGGCACTGGCGTTCGGTCTATACGCATATTCGGATTGGACGCTAACTACAACGAGGTCTTTGAAGATCTCCCGATGACGGGTCAGTCGCAGACCCTCACGGCCAACACCTATATCAGGGTATACCGGGCCTACGCCCTCACTGCGGGCAGCTTGGGTACAGCCGCAGGGATTATCTATATCGCTAACGGCGCTGGACTAAATGGTTCGTTTATCCCGACTGGAAACATCCTTGCCGATTTGGGCACCGATAACCAGACGCAGTTGGCGCTTTGGACCGTCCCGGCAGGCTACACTTTCCACCTCTCTCAGGTGGACTTCACGGCCGCTGTGTCGTTGGCTAACACATATATGACCACAAAGCTGCGCGTGCGAGAGTTTGGCGGGGTATTCAGGACACTGTTCGTCAACGTTCTGCAGAGCGGCACCTACGTCACGGATATCAAGATCCCTCTACCGTTCCCGGAAAAGACTGATATTGAGTGCCGCGCATCCAGCAGCGGCAATAACAACCCAGTATCTGCCAGCTTTGCTGGTATTTACACATTGAACTAGCCAATGGAGGAGAACATGGCTGAAGAAGAAGAAGAAGTCGCAGTGGTTGAGGACCAGGTCGAGGAGCCTGTTGAGGAAACTACTGAGGAACCAGTAGCCGCTGAGGAGAGCGGCGAAGCGCAATCCAAGACCCTGCTGTCGGGTGACGAGGGTGACGGAGAAGGCGAGGGCGAAGCCACCGGGGCACCGGAGGAGTATGAGTTCACGCCACCAGATGGGGTAGAGATTGATCCTGAGAAACTTGAGGTCTTCGGTGAGCGCGCCTACGACCTTGGCCTTTCCCAGGAGCAGTTTCAGAAACTCATCGAATTCGACATCGAGCGTTCCTTGAACGCGCAGAAAGCGATGTCGGAGGCCTACGGCGAGCGCGTCTCGTCTTGGGCCGACGCTACTAAGGTGGACAAGGAACTCGGTGGTGAAAAGCTACCGGAGAACCTTGGCTTGGCTAAACGGGCTATGGATACTTTTGCCAGCCCAGAGTTGGCAAAGCTAATCGATACCCCGTCGGCCGATAACCCTGACGGGCTCGGTCTCGGTAATCACCCCGAAGTCATCCGCCTATTTTATCGGGTGGGGAAGGCCATCTCTGAAAACTCTCTAATCACCGGAGACAGTAAGGTCGAAGGTGCGGATAGTCTTCAGAAAATGTACCCCACTATGTTCAACCCCGCTGAGTAAAGGAGCTAACTATGGCAGTCCTCGGCACCTCTAACCCGACGCTCGCTGATCTCGCAAAGGTCACCGATCCCGACGGGTCCATCGCGGATGTTGTGGAAATCCTCAACGCCACGAACGAAATCCTCATGGACATGACGTTCCTTGAGGGCAACCTCACGACCGGCCACCGGACCTCGATCCGCTCCGGTCTTCCGACGCCAACCTGGCGTAAACTGTACGGCGGCGTCCAGCCGACGAAAAGTCGCGCAGTGCAAGTGACTGACAACACAGGCATGATGGAGGACTATTCCGAAGTCGATAAAGCCCTGGTTGATATGGCCGGTAATCCTGCGGCGTTTCGTCTTCAGGAAGATCGTCCGCACATCGAAGGCATGAACCAAGAGTTTGCCTCCACCCTGTTCTATGGCGATGAAAGCACCGCTCCGGAAGAGTTCACCGGCTTGGCTGCTCGCTATAACAGCCTTTCGGCTGAGAACGGCGATAACATCGTCAATGGCGGTGGGTCAGGCTCTGACAATGCTTCGATTTGGTTGATCTGCTGGGGCCCCAATACCTGTCATGGTATTATTCCTAAGGGGTCTAAAGCTGGTATTCAGCAGCGCGACCTTGGTGAAGTCACCATCGAGAACGCCGACGGCAACAACGGACGCATGCAGGCGTACCGCACGCACTATCGCTGGGATGTGGGCCTGTCGGTTCGCGACTGGCGCTACCTCGTGCGCATCGCCAACATCGACCGCTCTCTGTTGACGTCGGACATCACGACGGGTGCGGACCTGAATGATCTGATGCACCAGGCGTGGACGGAACTGCCGAGCACTTCGGCCGGCCGTTGCGCATGGTACATGGACAAGCAGGTCATGTCGTTCTTGCGTCGTCAGACCTCGAACGCGGTGCAGAACTCGACCCTGTCTGTCGACATGGTTGGCGGCACGATGCAGACTTCGTGGGGCGGTATTCCGATCCGCCGTTGCGATGCCCTGCGCACCAACGAAGCCACCGTATCCTAACCTCAGAAGGAAGGAAATATCGCCATGATTATGGACGAGAAACTTGAGTTTGCGGATGCCACCGCGCTCAGCACCGCCGGGACGGGCCTCGCGGCCGTCGGCGATGTCATCGACCTCGGCGCTACGCCGCAGGATCTTGGCAATGGCCGGCACCTTTACCTGGTCATCCAGGTGGATACGGCTGTCACTTCGGCGGGTTCGGCCACCGTGTCGTTCCAGCTTGTCTCTGATGGTACCTCGACCCTTGCGGCCAACGGTACGGAGACGCTTCACTATGCCAGCGCCGCCATCCCGAAGGCGTCTCTGGTTGCCGGTTACGAGATCGTCGTTGCGGTTCCTCTGGAAGGCTCTGTCGCTTACGAGCGGTACCTGGGCGTCCAGCAGAACGTCGGCACCGCCGCGCTTACTGCCGGTAAGATCAATGCGTTCCTGACCTTCGATCCGAAGGGCTGGAAAGCATATCCGGATGCGGTTAACTAATAGCCGCAGGAGGGGGGCTCTTAACCGGGCCCCCCTCACCTTTCATTGGTATACAGCAGAGGAGATAGGCTATGCCGCAGGTAGTATTTAGAGAAGATTTCTTTGACGGGAGTAAGCGATACCGCAAAGGCGAGGAGTACACTATTTCTGACAGTGTTGTGCTTCCGAAATTTGATATCGCTAAAATAGACGGAAAAGCGTATGATCGTCCCCTCCGGGACAATAAACCTCCGCGCACATCTACGCGGGGGAGGGCTGCTCAAACCGAGGAATAGAACATGGCGAGCAAGGTTCAGATCGCAAAGCTAGCCCTACAGCACATTGGAGATCGGTATGATATAAGTGATATCACCGAGGCTACTCCAGAGGCTGAGCAGGTAAACCTGCTATTTGATGATACGCGAGATGCCTTGCTTCGCCAGCACCCCTGGGCCTTTGCTACAAAGTACACTAAGCCAGCCGCTCTTTCCGGCACTGTTCCGGGTCACTGGACTTACATGTTTTTGTACCCCACCGACTGCCTGAGAATCCTGGGTATTGTGAACCCCTTGGGGAAAGATCAGCCAAGGGTGAAATTCGAGGTTGCCCGTAATGCTTCCAGCAAACGGGTTTTGATGTGTGATCTCCAGACCCCTGAAATTTATTATACCATGCGGGTGGAGGACACGACGGACTATGACCCGGAGTTCGTAATGGCATTCTCCTATGTCTTGGCTGCCCGCCTAGTCATGCCCCTGATTGGTGAACGGGCTATCGCAGCCGACCTATATCAACAAGCGCAGGCTGTTCTGAATAGCGCTTGGGAGACTGACAGCAACGAAGGCGTCGAGGAGGCTATACCGGACGCCGAATGGATCCGGGCTCGCGTCTGATGGTAAAAGTAATCCAGCCCAATATGTCTGGGGGCGAGGTATCCGATGCCATCGCTGCTCGGGTCGACATCGATAAGTATAAAACCTCTGTCTATAAATGTGAGAACTTCTTTCCTCAAGTTCACGGCGGCCTGACCAATCGGTCTGGCTTAAAATTTATTGCTGAGACAAAAGGTACAGGGGTCACCCGCCTGATACCTTTTGAGTTTAATACAACCCAGACATACATCTTAGAGTTTGGCGACCAGTATATTAGGGTGTTTAAGGATGGGGGTCAGGTGTTGGACACCTCGGTGTCCTTGACTATCACGGGGGCAACAACCGCTAACCCCGTTGTGATAACGACTTCGACACCACACGGCCTGTCTAATAACAATAGCGTTTATATCTCTGGCGTGTCCGGTATGACCCAGCTCAACGGCCGTACCTTTAATATCACTTCACTAACCTCCACTACCTTTAGCCTGAGCAACAGTGCCGGATCTTCTATTAACGGCACGGGCTATTCTGCGTACACATCAGGAGGCACGGCAGACAAAATATTTGAGCTGTCCACACCATATATCGCGGCCGATATCTTCGACTTGGATTACGTGCAGTCGGCTGATGTGATGACTATCACGCACCCCACCTACGAGCCGAGAGACCTTACACGCACAGATCACGACGCCTGGACGTTATCCACGATAACCTTTGCCCCGTCCCAGGCAGCCCCTACCGGGGTATCTGTAAGCGCTTCCGGGGGCAGCACTACCTTTACATACGCTGTCACGGCGGTGAACGAGGAGACGCTTGAGGAGAGTTTACCGGCCACCGGGAGCAGCTCTACCAGTAAAGACGCCGCTTGGGATAACACGGTTACGTGGGTCGCTGCTGCCGGCGCTGGGACTTATAACATATACCGCGAGAAAAACGGCCTGTACGGCTTTGTGGGCCGCGCAGAGGGCACTTCGTTTAATGACGACAATATAGACCCGGACAGCGCAGACACGCCCCCCAAGGCTCGTAATCCGTTTAACGCGGTAGGCGACTACCCGTCGACTGTTGGCTACCACCAACAACGTCGGGTGTTTGGAAACACCAACAACGCCACACAGAAGTTCTTTATGTCGCAAACGGGGAACATCAGCAACATGTCGTTCTCCAGCCCACAAAAGGACGACGACGCCATTACAGTGACCCTGGCCTCACAGCAGGTCAACGCAATCCGCCACTTTGTATCTCTGTCGGATCTGGTGATATTAACGTCCGGAGGCGAGTGGCTGGTCCAAGGCGTTGACGGTGTTATTACCCCTAGTGGAATTCAGATTAAGCCGCAGTCCTACTACGGCTCCACCATACTAACGCCTATCGTGGCGGGCGACATTGTAATTTATATGCAGACGGGACAATCGGTTCGAGACCTGGGGTACAAGTACGAAACGGATAGTTACACAGGTAATGATCTATCTATCCTCGCCCGACACCTATTTGATTACAACACGGTTTTGGATTGGTCGTTTGCTCAAGCCCCGCACAATCTTATATGGTGCGTTCGCGACGACGGTATCTGCCTATCCCTAACATACTCCAGAGAGCAGAATGTTTTTGGCTGGGCTCGACACACTACACAAGGCGACTTTAAATCGGTTGCCTCCATCCGGGAGGGGGACGACGACTTCTCCTATTTTATAGTGGAGCGCACCCTTAATGGATCTACCCTCAAGCACGTTGAGCGGATGTCCACCCGAGACTTCACGGATATTCAAGATAGCTTCTTTGTGGATAGCGGTCTGACCCTGGATAACCCTGTGGATATTTCAGGCTTCACTAACGCTAACCCAGTTGTCGTCACAACCGCATCACCGCACAATTTAACCAACGGCGACACGGTAGACATCACAGGTATTCGGGTTGTGGATAACACCACCACACGCGGGTGGGTCCTAGACACAGAGCTGGAGGGTTCTGGGTATACTGTGGCCAACGTGACCAGCACCACTTTTGAGCTGCAGAACAATGGGGCAAACGTCGATGGCTCGTCCTTTAAAGTTTACCACAGCCGAGGACAAGTTCGAGAAGCGGTAAACTCGATATCAGGACTGTGGCACCTGGAGGGCCAGTCAGTCGTGGCTTTAGGTAATGGCTACGTTGAGCGCGACCTTACCGTCTCCAATGGTTCTATCACGCTACAGAATAAGGCTAGCCGGGTTCATGTAGGTTTGCCCTATACGGCTGAGGTGCAGACCCTCCGCATTGATGGCGGGAATGTGTCAGATACGGTCCAGGGTAGAAACAAAAAGATCAGCAGGCTTACTCTGCGTTTTGAAAGGTCTTTAGGCGGGTGGTACGGCCCCGACAAAGATCATATACGCGAGATCAAATATGGCTTGCCTGCGCAGTGGGGTCAGAACGCGAACTGGATTACTGGCGACAAGGATCTGACCATGTCTCCTAGCTGGAATAAAGATGGCCAGATAATTGTACAGCAGCGAGATCCCCTGCCTATGAACTTGCTAGCGGTCATCCCAGAAGTAATTCCTGGAGGTGATTGATGGACATCCGGTGCGTCACACTCGATGACTTGTGCAGCCACCCGTCGTTTTCTGATATGCTGCGAGAATACGAGCAGGAGTGCGCTCTCGGTGGTTTGCCGGCCAACTTTTGTGAGACTTCATACCGGGAGATGGAGAGCAGCGGTCTAATAAATATATTGGCCGCCTATGACGGGGACCAACTATTGGGCTTCCTATCTTTGATGATTACTATTCTCCCAAAATACACTCTGCCTATAGCCAGCAGTGAGAGTTTCTTTGTTTCACCAAAGCACAGAAAAACAGGGGCAGGCCTGCGTTTACTGAAAACTGCTGAATACTTAGCAACAGAGCGCGGCGCTGTTGGCATGCTTATGAGCGCTCCCACAGGTAGCCGTCTTGAATCTGTTGCTGTGGGTGTAGGCTACGCCCCCAGCAATACCGTCTTCTTTAAGGAGCTGCAGTGAACAGCTTACAAGATAGTGCTCCCCGCATCTCTGCTATGAGCCAGCACGCTGTGGATAATGTGCGTAAACTGGAGGCCGTACTCCGGGAGAGCCCTCAGTTTGAGTTGGAGACTAGGCACGTTATTCACGGTGGTATGTATTCACGCACTATTCGCATGCCTGCGCAGCACATCTTGACGGGGACTTTAGTGAAGGTCCCCACCCTATTGATTATCAGCGGACACGTTACGGTTTACCTGGGGGATGGGCACGCTGAGTTAATTGGTTATGGTGTAGTACCTGCCAGCGCCGGCAGAAAGCAGGCTTTTGTTTCCCATATGGATACGGACATAAGTATGGTATTTTGTACATCCGCAAAAACTGTATCCGAGGCGGAGGCAGAGTTAACTGACGAGGTGGATCTCCTTGTTTCGCGATCCGACCAGGGAAGCAACCTTATTACTATAACAGGTGAGTAGTTATGTCTTCCGCAACAACAATCACCGCTGTAGCGGCCGTAGCCAGCACGGCAGTAGGTGTGGCTAGCGCTCAACAACAGGCGCAGGCCGCTAAAAACCAGGCTAAATTCCAGCAGCAAGTTGCCGCGAACAACTCTATAATTGCACAGCAAAATGCCGCGCGAATTCGGCAGCAGGCAGAGGTTGCTGAAGAGGAGCAGCGCGAAAGACTAAGGCTCACCAAAGGTGCTGCCACCGCCCGCTTGGCGGCAAGTGGTCTTTTGGTGGACGACGACGTAGACGCGACTTCCTCCCTATTCCTCCAGGATATCGCTGAAACAGGAGAGTATGATATACTGAAGCTGCGCGACAATTATGAACAAGAGGCCCGCGCTGCTGAAATTCAGGGAAGTAATTTTCAAGCCCAGTCAAGTTTGTTTGGGATGCAAGCAGCCGCTCAGTCCCCAGGCTTCGCTGCCGCCGGCGCTTTACTAAGCGGTGCGGGTAAGGTGGCGTCCGCTGGAAAGGATGCCGGGTGGTGGGGAAGGTCTACCCCGACTGTGGATGTCTGGTAGTATCAACATGACAAACGCAGGCTTTTCAGTGATTCTAATTTTCTGTAAAGGGCTTTTGACGAGGGAGGCTGGAGAGGTTTAATGGCGAGGATTCCTACCCCTGCTCTACCAGGACAGGCTGTTGGGTCTGTCCAAAGCCGTGTCGTGGCTCAGCCCTTCCAGCGCTTCCAGACATCCGCAGACATGTTCGGCGCGGCGCAGGGGCGCTCCTTGCAACAGGCCGCGAAGGCCATGGATGGGTTCGCCGATTACCTTCTGAAGTCCGCTAAGGATGACGACACCATTAAGCTCCTCGAAACGCAGGAGTCTTCAACCAGCTTTGAAACCGACCTAATGAACAACCCCGAGACTGGGGTGTTGAGCAAGAAGCTGAAAGGCGCTGGGGGGGCGTCTGCGGAAGCCATGGCGAGGTTTAACACTTGGGCGGCCTCTCAGCCAGAACCGTCAACCCAGTCTGGAAAAATTGCTCAGCAAGAGTTCCTTCATAAAGTGAAGGCCTCGATACTGAGCCGCGCTTCCACGCACGAACGCACTGAAATTGGCAAGTATAAGGCCAGCCAGATTACGGCCATAATTGGCAACAGCCAAACCCGAATGGCTGACCTGTATAATGACGACACAACCCTGGCTAACGAGCGCAAAGCCATTGAAGCTCAAAGCGGTAATTACGCCGACTACACCCAGATCGACGGCGAGGCCCGCGAGGCGTATATCCGTTCGGAACTTAGCAAAGGAAGTAGATCGGCTATATCCGCCGCCGTGTCCAAGCAGGATTACGTCAGGGCAAAAACCCTACTGGATAGATATTCTGACGAGATGACGCCGGAGGACCGAGAGGCCGCCGCTAAGCTTGTTCAGGGGGCCACCATTAAAGGTGAAGGCCAGCAGGCCGCAGACGGGATTATGGCCAAGCCGGGTCTCAGCGATGAGCAGCGGCTGGCCGAGGCTAGAAAATTATCTGACCCCGCCATCCGGGACGAGGCTGTGTCTAGGGTTAGGGCACGGATTGACGAGGCAGAGGTATTCAAGAAGCGGGCTATCGCTGACCGTTTCGACAACGCCTCCGAGCGTGCTGCAAAAGGGGAGTCAATTTCTGAGGCCGATCTCGACGGCTTGGATTACTATCAGCGCAAGCACATCCGAGACGCCGAGGATAACGCCAGAACTCTGGCGGCCGACCCGGATTATAATCGACCCGGCGACGGCGGCGTTTCTATGGACGACTACAGAACGAAAAGCGCGGACCCAAAATATCTTACAAATATAAGCCTTCAGGATCTGAAGGTTAAATACGAGTTGAATGTAACTAAGGCCGAGTGGAACATGATCGCCTCTGAGTGGCGCTCCGCTAACTTGGAGACTGCTAAACTGAAGGCGTCAGATGATCGCAAGCTCAGCGAGGAACAGCGCAAGATGTCTATGGCCACCAGCGACGTGGCTCTGCTAAAGACGACCTTTCAGGCGACCACGGGTAACAACCCGACCAAAGACCATGCGGGCTTCCTTGCGTGGCAACTTGAGTTCAACCGGCAGGCCATGGCCTCCAACGCCACCACTCCGGCCCAGAGGGCTGAGATCATCAACCGCATGGCCGCCAGCAAGGTAGTGTACGACAACGACTGGTGGGATAGTACGGCTCAGGCATTCCAGATCACTGAGAACCAAATTAAAAACCTCGCCGAAGACGCTGATGTGCCTGCCTCTCAAGTAGATCTGTTTAAACAGACATACCCTACTATGTCCGCCAGCTTGAATGCTCAAAAAGTTCCTATTACTAGGGCCTCCCTGCTGGCTGAGTGGAAGCGATTAAAAACCAGCGCCGACGCCATACCCCCGCAGCAGCGAGCATCTTTTCTTGCCAATTATCAGACAATGACAATGGTTCTTGTGAGGGAAGGTATAGCACTCACGTCCGAGAATTATGTTCGGCTGTTTAACAATAACTCGGCGAGGTAAGTGGTGGAGTTTAAAGATTTCACGGGATTACGACCAGCCGCTGACGACCTAGAGGAAAAGCGGGCCGACATTTTTAAGCCGCCTCTGCAGCCTATGGCTTTTGTCAACCTCAACGGATTGTCCACTGATCCTGTCCGGGAAAGGGCAGTGACCCGGGATGCTGTCACTGTTAACCCGGATCAGTTTAAGCAGAAGCTGGACGCTTCCCGCAAGACCGGACTGCCCCTGTCCGTTGTTGAGCAAGACACCGGAGCTTTACAGAATGCCTTAAAAGCTCAGGATCTTATGAATTCACTCAAGGACAGCCCTTACGCCAGAAAATGGTTTGGGGTCCCTGAGAACGCGAAGATGGCACACGATGATGCCGATAGCCTTACCAGGTCTGAGGCTATCGGCAAGGCAACCTACGGTCGGGTGCTCGCTTTTACTTTTGGCTTCAACCGAGTTGTGGATCGCGTGACGAAAGGGCTTAGCGCTCCTCAAGATTATGTGTCTGAGAATATCAGGGGACTATTGTTCGGTGACGAGGCGGCGGAGGAGTACAGGAAGCGCGCTGAGCAGCGCCCCGGTCTAGCCACCGCAATTATGGATGTCGGAGATGTTATTTCTGAGGCACTCGGCCTACGGGACGCTGCGGCCCCTAAAACGTCAAGTTACGCCGCTGATCCCCTAAAGGCTAAAGAGAAGGCAGGTGTTACTAAAGCCGTAGAGGAGAAGCTGACTTCTTGGGATGATGTTAAAGACGACGCCCTTACAAAAGTCCTCCCGTTTATTGTTGAGCAAGGGATCATATCCATCCCGGATATGGCGATGGCCATTGTTAGCCTGCCCGTCTATGCCGCCTCTCGGACTGAGCAAATAGCCGCACAGAGGGCTAAAAACGACGGCCGCACAGAGGCCACCTTTGGTGATTTTATCAATGCTCTGCCTGCGGCTACGGCGTCCGCCTTCCTAGAACGCCTTGGCGCTCGGGGGATGCTGGGGCTGGACGATGCGCTCAAAGAAGTAAGTGCCAAAGGGGTTGCTAAGGCGTCGGGTAAAGCCGCTGTAAAGGAGGGTGTTACTGAGTTCGCTCAGGGGATTATTGAGCAGGGCGGCGAGACCATTGGTACCAAGAAGCCGTTCAACATAGCTGATGCGGTCGACGAAGCTATAGGCGGCATGGTCGCGGGTTCTGGGTTAGGCGGGTCTGTTCGGGGTGTGACGGCCAGCGTAGAGGCCACGGTGAAGGCGCGTGTTACTCGCAGACGGGCAGACCAGCTCCGGGAGCTTAATGGGCTGAACAGCAATCTGCGTGAGCGCGACCCCGAGGCTTGGGCCGAGTATCAGGCTGGCCTGATGGAGGAGTATGGCGTAGATCGCGTCCGCCTCTCCGACGAGGGCATCAACATACTTTTACAGGAAGTAGAAAGCCTCCCCCCTCAGCAGGCCGACTTGTTCCGTCTGCCCGATAACCTGATGGACGGGAGCGCCACAGGTTCCGGGGCTGACCTTAGAGCGGAAGACTTCTGGTCTTTACCCAAGGAGACCATCGACAAGCTGGCAGAACATATCTCCTTCGATGTCAACGAAGTCAGCGCGAGCGAAGCTCAGGAAATTGCCGACCTCACCGAAATGGCTACTCGCGAGGAGTTCATCAAAGAAGTCGAGCAGACTATGGGCGACCTGCCAGCCGCAGATGCACTGGTTCAGGAGATCGAGGGCCGCCTCATGGAGACTGGCGGCGCGCTTAGCGGTGACCCTGCGGCGGCCAGAGCAGCAGCTCAGCAGATGGCGGCGGTGTTCTCCACGATGGCTCGCAGGACTGGGGTTCCGTTAGAGACGATACAGCGCCGCTTCCTTCCACGCATCGAGCGCGTAACCGGTGCTGGCCTTAAACCCTCAGCGACTACGCTGGAGCAGGCGCAGCAGGGTTTTGCTGATCCCCGCATCCCTGAGCTGGAACAGGCCGCCAGAGACCGCTCAGAGGGCCGTATAACGCAGGAAGCGTATCAGGCTGTAGTTGACCAGTATAAACCTGTCTTGCCCTACGAGAGCGTCCCTGAGCCCGCTACAGACGCCGAGATGCGGGGTGCTCTCGCCAGCAACAAAGTTGGCCGCCTCGGGAAGGGTGGTGAGTTCGTGGGTCAGGGCGTTGGGCTGCGGCTCGACATCCCGGCGTACACGCAGAAGGGTGTCTGGGTTCCGACGATCCACAACCCGCAGGGTAAGCCCGTAGCACACGAGGCCGCTGCCCGCATCACCAACGCTACGTTTACTGAACCGGGCGATGCCGCTGAGACCGCCGCCGGTAAGGTGGGGCGGGGAGAAAAAGGAAAGGCACCGTTTGCCCAGATCAACGGCACGCTGGAAAGCGTTGACCCAGCCGAGCTGAAGGCCGCCGCCGACGCCGCGTTGAATGACCCGGCGTGGACGCAGGTTGGATATGACCCCCGGCGTCATACGTTCTTCTACGACCGGAAGACCCAGCAGCCCATTCTGTCTGCAGACGAGGTGATACAGGTTGGCCCGCTGGTACTCGCCAAGAACGCCCAGTTCGGTGACGCCGGCACGTTTCTGTTCCAATCAGCAGCGCCGCTGCAAGAACAGCCTCTTACTATTGTTGGAACAGGCCCTGGCGGCCGTGTGCTTAACCGTGATATTGGCAAGGCTTTTACCGACCGACACATGGCCGCTTACGGCCGCGCTCTGGACCCAGAAGATCCGGCTGATTACGCTATTATGTTAGACAGCCTGCTGGCCGACTATGCCGAGCAGTCCCGCCAGCCTGACAGCGGGGATAGCTGGTACACGGACGACATCGCCGAGGCCGTCCGCCTGACGGAGTATATCTACCCAGAGCTGGCTAATCCCCAGTTTCGGGATCTTTTCCTCACTGCCACCGCTCTGCTGTCCCCGCAACAAAAGCCGGGGCCTAACTGGGAAAACGCCATACTGGCTTTACGGTCTTGGAAGGAGACCGGGCGTATAGATCTTACCAAGCCCAGTGGGGCTAAGTTCGGCGTTAACACCAAAGGGCTACAGCTCCTGCAGTACCTGATAGACACCAAAGGTCTTGAAGGGGCTATGCGCTGGGTGCAAGAAGAGCACACCGGAAGGGAGATGGCAGAGATTCGGCGGGACAGCGGTCTGTTCGTGGAAAAGCCGCGTCTAGGTCAGTATACCCCCAGCGAACTAAATCTAAGGTCATCCACCCTTGGGATTTACATGTTCGGGCCAAAGGTCGGCGACTTTATGCAGAACAGCGTTGGCATCGACCAGAACGCTGTGACTGTTGATCTTTGGGCGGCCCGTAGTTACAACCGGTACGTAGGTCGTTTGCTTGACACCCCTGACGGGGATCTTGTTGGTGACGTTCGCGGAGCTAAAGAGCGAAACCACATTAAACGCCTTATTCGTGACGCCGCCGAGCAGGCAGGTATTGACCCCAGCGCCATGCAGGCGGCGTTGTGGTACTTCGAACAGCGTCTCTACAGAAGCCACGGCGTTAAAGCTGTTAGCCAGAACTTCTCTGGTGCTGCAGAAACCGCACTTAAATCGAGAGGATTAGAAGATGCCCTCAGAACTCCAGTCAGCTATCAACAAGATGCGGTCGGAGATGCTGGCAAGAGCCCGACAGCAAGCCCCGCAAGATATGTCGCCACCGAAGGCGAAAGACCCGGCAGAGATATTCGAGCCGGAGCCGTCGGAAGAGGCGAGCTTGGAGCAGGACAAGAGGGCGTATCAGCAGCGCCGTTACAACCGCTTCCAGGTGCCCCGAAGCTAAACGGAGAGCAGTTTGGGCCTATACCTGAGCTGGTCTCTGTAGCCGAGGCTTACGCAGAAAAGGCGGGTATTCGCTACACCCGTCAGCCGGTTTATGTGCCCATCACGCCCAGCCGGTCTGAGCGCATTGCCCAAGCCTACGAGGACGCTAAGCACGAGCCCACAAACCCTGACGTCCGTCGCGCTTACCGGGCCCTGATTACCCAGACCAGAGCCCAGTACGACGCCCTTATTGACGCTGGGTATACATTCACCTTCTTCGACAACGACAGCGACCCCTACGATGGGAACCCGTGGAACGCTATGCGTGATCTGCGGGATAACAAGACTATGGCTGTCTACTCGACGCTGGCCGGCTACGGCACGGGCGAGACGTTCGACCCCAGCGGGCATATGATGCTGGAAGACACGGGTCTTACATGGAAAGACCAGAGCGGAAACAACATTAAGGTTCTTGCTAATGACCTGTTCCGCGCTGTTCACGATGCTTTCGGCCATGGCCTCGAAGGAGCCGGCTTCCGCGCACGCGGGGAAGAAAACGCATGGCAGGCTCATGTTCGGCTGTTTACAGGAGACGCGGTTAAGGCGATCACCACCGAGACACGCGGACAGAACTCCTGGCTGAACTACGGCCCATACGGGGAGCAGAACCGTACCGCTAGTCTTGAGGACACGGTGTTTGCCGAGCAGAAGATGGCCCTGCTTCCGTCGTGGGTATCGAGCGAAGGAACCTCAGGTCTGTATGGTTTGCCTGTCAACGAGGACGGCACTGTTACTCTGACGCATTTCAGTGAAACAGAAGGCCTCACTCAACTTGACCCGAGCTATCACGGTACCGGGATGGCGGGTGATGAGGGGGCTCGTAAAAGTGTCGAGGGTTGGGTGGACCGTACCTACTTCGGCGTATCGGTGGGTAAAGAGGGCGGATACGTTTCCGAGTTTCCTGCGGGTACGCCATCCTATGAGGCCCAAGTTCCCGCAGACAGTCTCTACGATTACCAGCAAGACCCGGACGGTCTTATGTTAACGGTCCAAGATCAGGCTATTACACACCGGCGTCCGAATGGAGATCATCTCTATGATTTGGGGAAACTAAACACCCTTTACGAAAACGCTATCTCAGATGCTGGGTACGAAGGCTACTTCAACAACGCCATGCAGGGCCTTACGGTAGCCAAATTCACACCGACCGAAGTGACCTCCACCGCAGCGGCAGCCCTCTCCCAGCAGCAAGAAGGCGTAACCGCCCGAGGGTCTATTGATATAGGGTCCACCGAAGGCATAATCATCCGCCTCTATGACGCGGAGAACCTATCCACTTTTCTGCACGAAAGCGGACACCTATACCTTGAGATGCTGGGCGCGTTCGCCGAAGGAGCCGACGCCCCGCAGCAGATTAAGGACGATTTTTCCACCGTGCTCAAATGGCTCGGCGTGGGATCGCGTGCCGAGATAGGGCGCGAGCAGCACGAGAGGTGGGCGGAGACTTACGAAGCCTACCTCCGGGAAGGTAAAGCCCCTTCCGAGGAACTCAGGTCTGCGTTCGCTAAATTTACTGCGTGGCTGACTACGCTATATCGCCGCATCAGCAGGACTGGTTCGCTGCCCAGAGCAGCACTGAATAAAGACATCTCCGACGTAATGGACCGCCTGCTGGCTTCCGACGAGCAGATCGCTGTAGTCCGGGACGAGATGCGTATGGCTCCTATGTTCAAGGATGCCGAAGCCGCCGGTATGACTGAGGCGGAGTTTACCCAATACAAGGCAGACTACGAAGCCGCTAGAGAGGCGCAGCAGGACGAGTTGACACAATCCGCCCTCGCGGAGATCCGCAGAGAGCGCACTAAGTGGTGGAACGAAGAGCTGTCCCGCGAGAGCAAGCGTATCCTTGACGCCTTAAATGAAGACCCGGTCTGGCGTGCTCGGTCAATAATTCAGCAGAGCGCTCTCCCCAACGGAGATCCGCTCCCGGAGGTTTATCCCGCACGCCTAAAGCTGAATAAGAAGATGGCCGCTGAGTACGGGTACGACCTCCCTGGCGGAAATCAACTGTTCGCGAGGGATGGGGTAAACCCGGAGCGTGCTGCTCAAGATCTTGGATACCCTTCTGCTGACCAGTTACTGCGCGAACTATCTGAGCTACCGAAGTCCGAGGACGGTAAGTTTTTGACCGCCAGGCAATTCGCCGACAGGCAGGCCAGAGAATATATGCTGCAGCAGCACGGCGACCTTATGGACGCTGGCCAGATGCACGAGGAGGCCTTGAGTAAAGTCCACTCCCGTCGGCAGGCCCAGATCATACTGGATGAGCTGAGACTGCTGAGCCGGAAAGCGGGGCGCACTAATCAAGTCAGCAATCGAGCTGCCCGGACAGCAGCAGAAAACACTATGCGCGAAAAGACTATCGCGCAGCTCGGTTCCCCGACTAAGTACTTAAACGCCGAGCGCCGGTTTGCCATGAAAGCGGCCGAGGCTGTTATTGCCGGCGATATCGACGCAGCCCTGAGGTTCAAGACACAGCAGCTCTTGAACTTCCACATGTACAGGCAGGCCCGGGATCTTAGAGCCAAGTCGGACAAGATGATTGCGCGCATGGCTGACTACAGCCGGCGCAAATTCGACCCACGGAAAGTCCACCCGGAATATATCGATCAGGTCAAAGCCCTCCTGGGGGACATAAACTTTAGCGGTAAGATGAGCTCGAGGCGCTTTGCCACGCTGTCTTCCGAAACTCTGCAGAGGTGGGCGGACCAGCAGTCTGAAAAGTTCGGTGCGTCTTTTCACATATCCCCTGAGCTAGATCGCGCTCTGACAAAGCAAAATGTGCGGGACTTCACGTTCGTTGAGCTGGAGGGTATGCATGACACGGCCCGCAGCCTTGTAACCCAGGGCCGTCGGTACTCCGACGCTGAAACTGCGCAGTTCGACCAGATGGTCCGCAACATGGGCTACAGCATCGACGCCAACGCGACAAAGACAGTTCCGCGCAAACGCGAGGCGGGCAAGTGGGACAAGTTTACAGGGTTCGTCAGGCTGGCGTTTGCCGAGCACAGAACAATCCTCAGCTTGTCTGAGGAGCTGGATGGATACGAGACCGGCGGCCCTGTTTACACCGAGGTGTTCCAGCGCATAAAGCAAGCCGACGACGCATACATTGACCGGAGTATGAAGGCCGCCAAGGCCATCAACGATATCCTGTCCGCGTATACCAGAAAAGAGCGGCTGTCCTTCCTCAGGAAAAAGCGTATCCCTGAGATTAACGACAGCCTGTCCCTGAACGCCCGCTTGGCGTTTGCTCTAAATATGGGGAACCCGGGGAACGTGTCCGCTCTAAAGGAGGAGTACACAGACGCGCAGATCGACGCTGTTCTGGCCACCCTGACCGACCGTGACTGGGACGTTGTGGAGAGCATATGGGGCTACATAGACACCTACTGGGAGGATCTGTCCGCACTCGAAAAACGTACTACAGGTGTGTCTCCTGCCAAGGTCTCGCCGTCCCCGTTCACCCTCCCATCCGGCAGAGTAATCAAAGGAGGCTATTATCCTCTGGTCGCTGATCCTAACCGCAGCGCACGGGGCAAGGAGGATTACGACGCCTCGAACAGCCTAAAGCACTTCTCGGCCGGGGGCCGAGTTAAGACATCGACGAAGCACGGCAGCACCATAGAGCGCAAAGGTTTCGGTGATAAACCTGTCTGGCTCGATTTGCGCGTCCTGTTTGAACACGTTGACGGGGTTATCCGCGATATCGAAATGCGTGAGGCTGTTGCTGACACCTCCAGAATTATCCGCAGCAAGCCGTTCTCTGAGGCTGTTACAGACGCCAAGGGGAGCGAGTTCTACGGGATGTTCAACAACTGGCTTGAGCATACCGTCGCTGCGTCGAAGCCCCCGACAACTACGGTTGAAAAGATATCCCAATATCTGAGAACGGGTAGTTCTATAGCTGAGATGGGCCTCAGTGTGCGTACCGTGTTGATGCAGCCTTTCGGGTACACCAGCAGCATAGCTCTAATAGGCGAAAAATATGCCGCAAAAGGTATGCTAAAATTTGCAACCCAGCGCGGCCTCGCGGCTCAAGAGGTTATGGAAGCCAGCGCCTTTATGCGGAACCGGTCGGCTACATTTAACCGGGAAGTGCGCGAGGCAAACCGGTGGCTCGGCACAGACAGTCTAAAGAATGATCTTGTAACCGCTAGCTTCTGGGGGATCCAGAAGCTCGACATGGCTGTTTCTATACCGACTTGGATAGGGGCTTATGATAAAGCCAAGGACGAGGGTATGAACCACGACAACGCGGTGGATTACGCCGACAACATGGTTGCGCGGACGCAAGGTTCCGGGCTGCCGAGGAACATGGCGGACATCCAGCAGGGGGCTGTTTGGAAGAAGATGTTCACCATGTTCTATTCGTACTTTGGCGCGTACCAGAACATGCAGACCGACCTCTGGAAGCAGACAAGTTTCAGGAACCCGGCACAAGCGCTCAAGTTCGCCAAGGCTCAAATATGGCTAACCGTCGTACCGTCTTTGTTAGTAGACGCACTGTTCAACGACCTGTTTGGGGGAGACGACGACGACGAGATATACCAGAAAATTGCCGGCACCTTGCTGCGGCAAGCAACCGGGGGAGTGGTCTTCTTGCGGGATGCAGTCAACGCAGCCACAACTGGTTTTAATTACCAGCCGACCCCCGCAGGCAACCCGATAAAGGAGCTTGCTAATCTGTCTAAACAACTGGGCCAGAACGAAGTTGACGCGCCTCTAGTCAAGTCATTGATTATGTCGACTGGGTATATGCTCCATATTCCCGGGGCACGCGCCGGGGCGCGAGCAACGTCGGTTTTGATGGACGACGGAGACACCTTCGAGTTTGACGAGTTCGAGAGCTGGTGGCGTCTGCTGGTTACTGGCCCGAAGCGTAACTAGAAATGCCAACCCATCTCATGGTATATAAATCTGGAACCCACGGAGCCGCTCTATGACAATATCAAACCAGGATGCACGGACGGGCCCGTACAACGGGAACGGATCCACCACAGAGTTTGCTTATGATTTTAAGCTGATCGACGCGAGCCACCTGGTCGTCACCCTAAAGAACGCAGCCAACGTAGAAACCGTCCAGACTATCGTTACGCAGTATACGGTGTCGGGTGTCGGCGATGCCGGCGGAGGCACGGTTACTATGGTTACACCGCCGGCCTCCGGGGAAACCCTGACGCTTAGCCGAGCGGTGCCACGTACCCAAGAGGTTGATCTGGTTAACCGTGGAGGCGTGCAGCCGGAGGTTCTGGAGACCGCATACGATAAGCTGACGCAACAGGTACAAGACCAAGCCGAGCTGTTCGCCCGTATCCCCCGCTTCCCCGTTTCGTCGTCTTTGGCAAACGTAGAGCTGCCTCTGACCCTGACCGCAGGGGCCGCGCTAAGGGTCAACCCTACAGCAGATGGCTTCGAGAACGGTCCCACCGCAGACCAGATCACATCCGCTCAATCTTACGCCGAAGCCGCACAGGCGGCGCTCGACGAGTTCACGGACCTGTACCTCGGGGCCAAGGCGTCTGACCCGACACTCGACAACGACGGCAATGCGCTACAGGACGGCGCTCTATACTTCGACACGACGCTAAACGTGATGAAGGTCTACGACCTGGGCACGACGACGTGGAAGCGCACAACCCCGACGACCGGGGATCAGGCCAATATTGACACCGTATCCGGCATAGCAGCGAACGTGACGACCGTCGCCGGGATCAGCGCGAACGTGACGACCGTCGCCGGGATCAGCTCAGACGTGACAACGGTGGCCGCTGACGGTGCCGACATCGGCACGGTCGCCGGGATCAGCGCGGACGTTACTACGGTGGCCACCAACGTCACCGACATTACCAACTTCGCCGACGTGTATGTGGGTCCGTCGGCGTCCGACCCGACACAGCGGGCGGACACCTCAGCACTTCAAGCGGGCGATCTCTACTTTAACACCGCATTGAACGTAATGAAGGTCTATAACGGCAGCGCGTGGATAAACGCGACGTTAGTGTCGGCGGATGTCCTTCAGGTCGCGAACAACCTGAGCGACTTAAACAATGCCGCGACCGCCAGAACGAACCTCGGCGTTTCAATCGGCAGCGACGTGCAGGCGTTCGACGCCGACACGCTGTTCGCGGATGTAAGCGACAATCTAACCGCTGGCTTCAGTTCCGATTTTGAGGCGATAGGAAACAGCGGAACCGGGACTCAAACCCTAGAGATTTCGTCAGTTAAAGAAAACCTCAAAACGCTGACAATCAACGGCAGCTTCACGCTTGCGCCTCAGACCGCGAACTCGGTGATCGCTTTGGTGACGACGAATGACGGGACCGGCGGCTACACGATTACCACTTCGGGATACGACAAAGTCAGCGGTACTTATAACAACGCTGCAAGTGCTAAACACTTGATGAGAAGCACCGTCATTGACGGCACCCAAGTTTTAGAGATTCTGGAAATCGCTTAATGTCTCTGATTAACCCTTTAATCGGTAGTAATCTTGTTACAGGTCCAGCATCATTTGATCCAACGCTGATTGGTAATTCAGTTTGGTTCAATGGTACTGATTCTAGAATGGATAGTCCAGCATTCTCGGCGCAATCTGATCCAACTTGTTTTACATTTGCAACGTGGGTGCAAATACTAGATTTTTCAATTTCACCCGCTGGACAATATCTTTGGTCAGCAGAAAGAACGGGTAATTATGCATCAATTAGAATTGATAACAATAATAAATTAGTAGCATATTCCAACCCTGCTTCATTTACCAGCGACATGATTTTTAGAGATATAGGTTGGTATCACATCATCTGTTCCTATAAAGGTTCAGCAAATACTGTTCGCATGTTTGTTAATGGTGTTGAGATT